TGTTCTTTTTCAGTATCAAAAGTAGCATCCGTTAGATTTGGTGTTAAACCTTCTGTAAAATTAATTGGCATAATATTCCCCTTAATTCAAATTAATTACTCCAGCTGTCTGGTTAATTATTCCTGCGTTAATATTATAAATTCCCCCAAATGCTTCTGTATGTGCTATTCCAGACAATATATTTAATGCATAAGCTCCTGATACATCAGTTTGATATAAACCAGTTATAGTCTTATTTAAATTTGCAGCAGTTGATATACCAAAATTACCCAAAGAAGATAAATCCAAATTTCCAGTTGTTATCATCATACTATTACCATTAATAAGAGTAGTCATACTACCAAAAGTTATTTCTGCAAGATCACCAGATATTGTTTCAGCTGCATCACCAATAATATTAATTGTACTATCACCAGTAATATTTACAATTTGATCTTCACCAATTTTATAATCACTTGTACCGTTCACAACAATTTTTTGATCAGCAAGTATTTCTTTTGCTTCATTACCTAATATCTTTGTTCTTGTATCACCATGCACGTTTAAATGATAATCCCCATACACTTCTTGGACTAAATCTCCCTGATATAACATACGACAATCACCAGCAATAGTAACATTACAAGTACCATGAATGAGTACTCCTTTATGTCCTAAAGTTATTTCATACTCATTACCAATAATTTTAGTTATTTTAGTACCGTCTGGTTGTATTTCTTCAAATGTTCCAGATTTATGAAACCTATGTAATCGTTCAGCTGTTGGTGTATCATCCCACTCCTCAACATGACCAGACTCACTCATCCTAACATGATTATAAGGGTACATTGAACTCAACTCAACAGACGGTAAATATTGTGTTGGACTATCTCCTGTTCCACCATATCTAGGATTTGGTTCATTCCACAAAGAAGCTTCATATAATGCTATATTATTAGTATTAGGAATTGTAGTCGTTATATCTCCAGCTAATGCTGTTGGAACATCAGTATTTCTTGTTTTTCTTTTATAGGACAATGACGGAGAATCCTCAGATGTTTTTCCTGTATCTGAACTTAATGGTACAGGAAAATCCCCACTACCTCTTGCTAATCTATTTGTATCTTGTTCGTTTAAATGAGTTGTTAATGGATATACACCTTCTGGATCATTAAAACCTACTACTGGGTTAGAAGGAACTTCTGGTATTCCTCCAAATGTACCAATCATAACAGGTTCTTGTGCTTCTTCACCATCACGAAAAAAACCAAATACCCAAGTACCTTCAACAGGGCCCATTGGTGTTGTGCCAATTCCATTCATAGCTGCAGATGTTATTGGTTGAGATGGTGTTGCCCATGGTAAATCTTGAGTAGGTATTCCTTCACCTTCAATTTTATTATCAGTATGATAACCAAGAATACGAACTCGACAACGACCTAACTTTAATGGGTCAATTCTATCTTCAACTACACCTTGCCACCATACAAAATTACCATACATAATTAAGAATCCTCTCTCGTTCTATTAACAACTAAACTTTCTAATGCATCTTTTGTTATTTCAAGTCTTGTATTATATGTTATTTTACCATCTTTTGCTTGTATCATGCTAAAAGTATGTTTGATAGATGTAATCATATAAACTCCCGAAAGAAATTTATCTAAATATTTATCACTACTACCATCTGCATCAGTTGATTCATTTGACGGTACTTCAACATTAATTAATTGTCCAACTCTAAGAAAAGAATTACCAGCAGCTTCAATAATAAGAGTGATATTATCATATGCTTTTATCTGTGAAGTTCTTTGTAATTTCCATTCTTCAACTTTATTATCATATAAATCATTTATATTCTTTGCATACAACTGATTATGTTTTGGATAAAATATAACATGACTATCTGTCATTTCTGATAATTGTTTTCCAGTAGTAATAGGAAAATTGTTATTTTCATCATGTGGTGCAAAAGATGTTCTAGCTTTATCAGCAGATTTAATCTCCATATCAGATGATGAAATTGTTGGAAAACTACCAAGATGATTTAATGACATAAAGTTTTCATAACCATTAAAATCATATTGTGTTATTTTCTTTCTTACAATATCGTGAGTTATTAATTTAGAAGAATAAAAACCATTAATTGCATTATCTGCTTTATTAAAATTATTAACAAAATGTAATTTATTTATTCTATACACACCAGCTGATAAATTTTCTACACCAGATGCATCATGTGTTCTAGGTATATATCTATAAGTAAACATTGTATCTTTATCAGATAAATTATTTAAACTAATAAAATTAGACCTATCTAAAGTTTCAAAAAACAGATAATTAACACCGTTACCGTCTTTTTGTTTAGCACGTTTTGCTAACCATTTTATTGCTTCTAATGGAGTCAAATTGGGTATTATAAGAGACTCTGTATTTCCAGTATCTTCAATAAAAAGATTTTTATCAGATAAATAATTAGTGTAAATATCTCTAACAATCTCACTTATAGTATAATTATTATATGCTTTTGATATTTTAGAATGGATATTACTTACATAATGGTCAGATAATAATTCTAACGTATAAATTTGTGCTTTTGGTTCTTTACTTGAAAAATACCTAGAATCTATGGAATTAACATACATCTTTGGAGTCTTAACTGTATGTTGAGTCTCATCCCCTCGTTCATCAATACCAGAAAGAGCAATATCTATATTAAGATGTTCTTCTCCTACTATTGGAAATTTAGCTGGAATATTATAAGAATCTGATAAAACAACACTACCTGTCATAGAAGTTTTAAATAGGTTTTCTTCTATATTTAATTCTACTATATATGGTGTAATATCATACACAGCCAAAGCAGAACTAATAGATAAATCATTTATCGTTACATCTTGTACGTTAAGTTGTCTTTGCATTTTCTACTCTATAATAATTTTTTTAAACTCTTTAATAATATCAGGCATATAGTCAACTTTAATAATATCTATTGTTCTTTTTTCATCATTGATTTTTTCTTCATATATGAAATTAGTTATAGGTGTATATCCTTGACCTGATTGATCTTGATAATATCCATCAGAGTTAAAACCTTGAGGATATTGATCTACCCAATTTCCATTAGCATCTTCGTAATGATGAATACCATTAGGACTATCATATTTCTTTTCAACATATTTCTGTAAATCATTATAAGTTAATGGCCAATCATAGTATGGATTATTCATATAATTTGTATACATAATAACCCAATGTAACTCCGAATCACCATAAAATTGATGTGCAAGAGTATCTGCTCTATCTCCATCTTGAATAAAATATTGTTCAAAAATTGCAGCATTTGTAAGATTTAAATGTTTTCTAATTCTTCTTAATATATTAGTAATTAAATTATATTTATTAGAATTTTGTTTATTATAAACATCATAAACCATATCTGGAAAATATTTAAAATATGCCATAATTAAAATCCTCCATGAATTTTACCACCAACTCTTGTTGACCGATCATTATAGTCCTGACTTCTCCAACTATCTTCTGTTCCTAAACGCATATCTACACCATCTAAAACATCATTTTGAGTTACAATATCTATTTCTTCAAATTGTAGTTGAAAGGTTATTGATGTTGGAGCTCCTGCTTCAAAAGAATGCCATCCAGCAGTTGCAAAATTCGTATTTACTGATTTACAAATACAATGTTTTAATCTTGGTAAATTTTCATTTGTTGCTAATCTACTTTTTATTTCTCTCTCATTTAAAGAGTTAAGTTGTGTTGTATTATATTTTTGCAAAGTTAAAAAATCAACTTGAAATTCATGTGGATAACTTAGAAAAAACTTACTATCTTTATAAGATGGTTTAGAATATGCTCTAAATGATGTAATTACTTCTCTTAATTTATGAGTTTCATATTCATTAGTTGGAGAAAATGTCCATGCAAATTCAAATGACCTAAAAGGAACACCTTGAAATGTTTGTTCTTTAAATGGATTTGATTTCATTCTAGCACCTGATTCAAGACCCGCTTGTAATCCCCCACCAGCTAATCCCCCAAGAAATGCACCACCAACAGCACCATGACCTATTACAGTAGAAACTAATGAACCAGCACCACCAGAAATAATTGAACCTAAATTAGCAAAACCAGCAGATTTAAGTGCTTCTAATGATTCTCTCTTACCGCCACTAGTTAAACCTCTTAATGCTCCTAAATCAGCAGCCTGCCATTCAGCAATATCGGAATATTGAAGATTCTCTGGCATTGGTAAATAGATAGATTGTATTTCTTTTGATGGATTTGATTCTGGAAAAACTTTTCTAGCAAATGTATCCATTGAAGATAATAAACCCTTTGCCATACCACCTATTTCACTAGATGAGTTTGCACTAAATAAGTTTGAAAGTTCTCCATTTCTTATTAGTGTTGCTATAGAATCATCATTTCCTTGAGCAATTTCAGCATTAGATTCTTCATTTTGTTGATTTGCTGGTTTTTGGTTTGTATTAGACCAGTTCTGAAAATTCTCAACTAAATCTTTCATTTGCACACCATCCCTTTTACGAATAGTAAATCTCATCATATCAGGATAAGTAAATTCAGTTGCCAAATCTTCTGGAAATATTAATGTTTCTTTAACTTGAGTTTTTTTGTTTGCCATTTTTATTTGTTCCTTTTAACTCGTTTATCAGTAGTTTTCCAAATTATCTTATTTGGTAATCGTCTTTTATCCATAGAATAAAATCTTTCAGAACTTACACTCATAGCAATTTCCCAATCTAAGGGATGTACTTCAATTATTTTTGAACTAATAGCATCAAAGCTATATCGTCTATAAGAAAATTTCCCATATTTAAATTTTCTATTATTTCTTAATACTTTAGTAAAAGTATTAAATAATATTCTTTGATTTTTCCTATAATCTTGTTTATTTAAATATTGAAACATTCTCTCCATTAATATCCCTCTTTGTTTTGGATTCATAAAATGAAAATTAATTCCTTCAAATGTTTCATCATTTCTACTCAAAACAAATGTTAGAGGGTACATATCAAAAGTTGAATCGGGTATTTCTGGAATATAACGATAAAAATACATTCTACCTAAAAAAAATGCACTGCGTCTTATACCCCCTTCACGGAGCATATCTCTAAAATCAAAATTCTTTCCATATTCTAATGCATACTCTTGATAAAATTCAATCGACCTTTCACTTCTTTCAATTATATTACCAACTTTTGCTGTTCTATGTGCTTTTTGAAAAAAGGATTCATTACCCAAAAATTTTATATGTTTATTTAAAACTTTCAATAAAGGATTTTTTCGTTGAAGCACATTTTGAATTTCATCAGAAAATCTTTTTCCTGCCTCTTTTATTTCATCTTTCTTTTTTCCAATTAATTTTACAGCTACTTTTGTTTTCTTTATCAAAATTCCAAGATCATTTAATGATGGAAAACCTATTTCTTTTAAATGTTTTTCATACTGTCTCTTTTCAGCATGATTAAATGATCTAACAATTTTTTTTAATTTTGGATGATTCTTAATTTCTCTTATATTTTTTATTTTCCCTGTTCTAAAAAGTTTTGCAGATTCTCTAAACAAAGCTCTAACCTTTGGATAGTTTCTCAATTTGGCAAGAGCTTTAAAAATCTTTTGTTCTTCAATTCCCGCATCTGATAAACGTATATTTTCTTCTTCTTGTTCTATTGCCATTGTTCTATATTTATAATAGATTTTATTATTTTATTCCTAATTCTTTTTCTGTAAGAACAATAAATTCCCAATCACGTTTTTCTGCCCATTTTTTAGCTGCTCTCCATTTTGACTGATTTCTTACATATGCCTTTAATTCATTCCTATACTTAGTAGACTTTCTTTTTGGTTTTTTAGGAGGAACACATTGACTTTTTGGTTTTATCTCGATAATATATTTTTTCATAATACCATCTTTTGATAATACTTTAACATAAAAATCAACAAAATAACGTCTAGTTTTCTTCTCAACTGGATTATAATATGGAATAACTATATTTTCCGAACCCCATTCAATAACTTTAGGATTATTATCTAAGTACTTCATATATCTCAATTCCCAGCTAGAGCGAAACTCACATTCTTGGAGATTAGCTACATATTTCTCCTTATTTTTAACCTTATATTTACCAACTCTAGGATATTTTTTCATATATGTATTATAAATATAATAAGATTCCAAGTATTTATAACAGGAGTAACAAATGGCAAGAAATATTCACGACTTTAAAGAAAAAACTAAAGGTCAATTTGCAAGAGCAAACCTTTTTAAAGTGGAAATAACGCCACAACTAGAAGCTTCTGGTAAACTTCCATCTTCTGCGAATATAAATTTTCTTTGTAATGCTGTTCAAATTCCTGGCTTATCCATGACAACAACAGAAAGAGCATTGGATTATAAAATACGAGCAAAACAAAAGTTATATGATGATATAACATTATCATTTTACGGTAGTGAGGAATTACCAGAATTAGATTATTTTAACCAATGGTTAAATCTTATGGTTAATCCAAAAACTAATAGAGTCGGATATTATAATAATTATATTGCAACCGTAACAATTAAAAAATTATCAAAACAAGGACTTATAGAAAACGATATAGCACATGAAACTATATTACATGATGCTTTTCCAAAAAAAATAGACCCCATATCATTAGACTACGGTTCAACTGATATTGTAAAAATAGGTGTTACGTTTGGTTATCGTTATTATACATTTAAATCAATACATGAACATTTTTATCTTTAAGGACTTAACAACACAATAAAACATTATTATTTTTTTATTAAGGAGTATATGAAATGGGATTACCTAAAATAGCAATACCAGAATATCGTTTAACATTACCATCAACAGGTAAAGAAATAAAGTATAGACCTTTCCTAGTTAAAGAAGAAAAACTACTTTTAATAGCTATGGAAAGTGAAGATTCAAAACAAATCATAGATGCAACAATAAATGTTATTAAAAATTGTATTGTTGATAATATTGATGTTGAAACATTACCAATGTTTGATATTGAATATGTTTTTCTTTGGTTAAGAGCAAGAGCAAAGGGAGAATTAATCGAACTAAAATATAATTGTCCAGATTGTAAAAAAGAAATACCAGTTTCTTTTAGTGTTGAAGATGTAAAGGTATTTAAAACTGAAAGTCATACAAATAAAATTGAATTAACAAATGATTTAGGAATTGTTTTAAAATATCCAAATATTGTTTTACAAAATGAAATAGATTCTACTGATGATAAAGTTAATCAAATAGAAAATATTTTAAAATCTATTTTATTATGTATTGACTATATTTATGATAAAGATAAAACATATTCTCAAAAAGATCATACAGTAGAAGAAATGGAAGAATTTTTAGAATCATTAAATGATGAACAATTTTTAAAAATTTCCAATTTCTTTGAAACAATGCCAAAATTAAAACATAAAGTTATCATAGAATGTAAAAATAAAATAAAAGAAGAAGGAAAGAAAAAAGGAAAAGTGTGTGGTTATACAGAGGATATAGTTTTGGAGGGCCTTCAGTCTTTTTTCGCATAAGCCTCTGTGATAATTCATTAAGTAATATGATAAATCAAAATTTTTCTATGATGCAACATCATAAATATTCACTTACAGAAATAGAAAATATGTTGCCTTGGGAAAAAGATATTTATATTGCTTTATTAGTAAAATTTGTTGCAGAGGAAAATCAACGTATTAAACGTCAAACAGGATAAATTAGGGGAATAAAAAATGCCTGAACAATATTCAGATGAACGAATAAAAATTCTAAAAAATATTGAAACTACATTAACAAAATCTCTAAGCTTGCCTCATGGTATGATGGGCCCAAACCTAATGAGAACAGCTGTAGTTGCTAATGCTCTAACTCCTCGCCAACCTGAACCTGAATGGACACATTCAACAAATGATGAATCTGACGAATCAGAAGAAAATACCGAACCAAAAGCAACAAAATCTGAAAAATCTGAAGATGAAGTTCCATTAGTAAAAGCACTTGATTTTTGGGAACGACTCGGTAGAAGAATATTAGGAGTTGAACTAACTCCAGCAGAACAAGCAGCGATAGAAAAAAGAAAACAGGCAAAACGAACAAAGGATGAAGAAAAAAGACATAAAGACTTAACAAATACAATTAAAAAATCATTTAAAAGAAAAGTAGTTGAACCGATTGGTAATTTTTTTAAAGATCATTGGGGAAAACTATTAATTGGTCTTGGTCTGTTATTTTTAAAACCAAGTCAAATGAAAGCAATTTGGGAAGGTATGAAAGATGTAGCTCTTTGGTTACTAGAATTTGGGCCAAAGATATTCAAAGTTTTAATGCTTATTGGTGAAGTAATGATACCCCTATTAGTTGATATTATGACTCCAATGTTGAAAATGGTTCAATGGTTATTTGGGCTAGTTACTGGAACACGAGCTACTAAAGAAGAATTTGAAAGAGAAAAAGCAGCAGGGCCTGGTTGGTTTGAAAGTGAAGATGATTTCCAACAACGATTGGAAAATATGAATAAAAATTATTCACGCAATAATCCAAATGCTAATGTACCTTTTGAAGCAAATAAAAGAATGGGGGGATTATTCGGAGAAGCAACAGGAGGGCCAATTTCTAATCTTGCAGATAAATGGTGGGGACTTATAAGTGCTGCTGTTATAGCATTAGGTGCATTTACTACTGCTGTAACAATAGCAACTTTTGCACTTGGAGGATTTGCTGGTTTAAGAGGATTGCCTGGTGCTATTTTAGGAGCAGGCAAATGGTTAAAAAATATTCCCGGCAGAGTAAAAGGTAAGTGGAATAGAATTACAGGAAAAACACCAGACGTTCCAAAACCAAAACCAACTAGTTCATCACTTAACTCAAAAGGCCCTAGAGCATTCCCGAGCGGATCGCCGGGTAGTACTCCTATGGAAGTTAGACCTACAACAAGAGCAAGAATTCCAAGTTCTCCTCTTTCTCCAAATATGGTAGCTACACCAACAGGAATGGCAACAAATGTAACATCAAAAAAAGTTATTGGACAAACAACCGAACAAGTTGCAAAGAAAACAATTAAAGAAACAACTGAACAAGTTGCAAAGAAAACTGCTGCAAAGGGTATTGCAAAAACAGGAGTAGGTTCACTTTTAAAGAAAATTCCTGGCATTGGTTTGATAACAGGTGCAGCGATGGCTGCATCAAGAGCAGCTGCTGGTGATTATGCTGGTGCTGGTTTAGAATTATTATCAGGTGCTGTTGCTACGATACCTCTCTATGGTACTGCTGCTTCGGTTGGAATAGATGGATTGCTTCTTGCAAAAGATGTAGGAGCATTTGATGGTGATAAAAAAGAAAAATCAGAAAAAGTTATTGAAAGTGTGAAAAAAATATCAAATGATTTTTCTGTTAAAAATATGCCAGATGTTACTTCGGGTGAAAATGCTAGAATGAAAAGAAGTGAAAATTATATACTTGCATATAATAAAGGTGTTGAAGGTGTTGGGTATGATTTTGATAAATTAGATAATCAAGTGCAAAAAAATCTCATTGAATATGGAAAAACAGTTGGTGTTTCTGAATCACAAGTAAGAGGTAATTATTTTAATTATAGTCCAGTTCTTGATGGCACAATGGGAAAAGATGGTTATTATGCAGCAGAAACACGATTAAAAGCTCAATCTAATCCAGCCGAACGATCAGAAAAGTTCAGTAATTTACATGAAACAAATCAAGCATTAAAAGCAGAGACTATAAACAATAATATCCATCACGATAATCGTGTTATTAATAATTATGGTGGCGAGGGGAATAGTGGTGCTAGTATTATTACAAAACCAGAAGATTCATTAAAACCTTTAAATCAATATGTAAAAGGTTATTAAAT